CTGCACCACTTGCTAAACCCACCATCACCTTTAGGCTTCCGGTTATTTGTACACCATTCAACAATGCAAGTGTCCACCTCCCCCGAAGGGGCCATCCCATGTTAAAGGTTAAACTCCCCAGGAAGTGAGTGAAGCATTGGCTGCTTCGTTCTTGGCTCTGAGGCCGTATTCTACGAGCAGCTGACTCGACATGCTGTCACCAGTCTTGGCGAGGTCATGAGTAGAGAAGCCACGCAGATAGGCGATATCCCAGAATTCATAGTCTAGGAAGTAGCCAGTCTTAGCAGGCATCAAACGGTTCGGAACCATCTTCAGCTGGCCAAAGTCATGGACATACACGTCGACTGCTGCCACTACGTACGCTGGACTCTTAGAGTTAGCGGTCGTCTGCAGCGGGGATACGCTCTGCGAGAATGCAGAGATTTCCTGCTTCAGCTTGCCATCAACCATTAGGATAGTCGGCGAAGCGCCATTATCCCAACACTCCTTCATGATATCTTTGATATCTTCCTCATCAGGAGCTGCACCAGGTGCGGAGGTATTAGTCGTAATCCAATGGCCTACGCCACCAGTCTTACGGGGTGTACCGGACGCGCCTGCGGTCGGAGCATCAGAACGAAGCAACATGTATTCCATGTCAAGCTTCAATTCCTTAGCACGTTTCGCCATCTGGTAAGCCTGCGAAGATTTGCGTCCTGCAAAGTCTACCGCCTCAGCTGTGCCTGATGTTTGCACGGTCTTGGTGCTGATTTGGGTATAGTTACCGATACGTTCCGGCTCAGTGTGAGCAAGAGCATCAGCGTCTAAACCTTCAGACACCTGGTTAGCAGCACCAGAACCGAGAGTGTCAACTTGCCACTCAAAGTAGGTGTTGTCGCACGTCGACTTGCCAATAGCTGACATGAAGGGAGTTTCCTCCGGTGCGATGTTATAAATTATATTGCTGAAATCCTCACGGATACCAGCGGATTTACCCGCTCGACCTGCGGTAGTACCAGTCTGACTGGAATCGTAGGTCTCTCGGGTATTACTGGGTATTGCCATAGTATTACTCCTTAGTTAGATTAGGTCCTCCATAAGCTTGCCAGCATCTTTGGTGCTGCCACTCTCTTGTAGACGACTCATTTGTGTTTTACGCTTCTTGGCATTAGACTGCTTCCGGTCCTTCTTTGAACCAGCGCTGACTAACTTCGGATTACGCTTCACCTTCTTCGATTTAAGATTAGAGCCTTGCAGGGCATCATACTTAGCAGCCTTTAGGAGAATCTGCACATGTCGGTGGTCTGTCACGGAATCAATTTCCTCCGCAGTCAGTCCTGCCGATGCTGCATACTCTCTGATTTGACCAGCGAGTTCCGGACGCTTCTTATCGTCTGCCCATTCAGGCAAAGCTTCCACTAGCTTGTTCTTCTCATTGTTGAGGTTCTCAGAATAGGCACGTTGGCCTTCCTGTTGCTGAACCTGAGAAGCATGTTGCTGTTGGGCTTGCATGTCCCGGACTCGCATCTGCTCTTCTCTAAACTCATCTCGTTTGGTGACATACTCAAGCGGGTCCTCTTCCTTCAGCTGAGCCCAGTTAATGTTTCCATACTGCTGTAAGCCCTGTAAGCCCTGATTGACATAGTTGCCTATCTGCTGTATGTACTGATTCCTGGTACCCTGCATCTGCTGAACTTCTTGCTGGTAGGCTTGCGCCATTTCCTGCATCTGCTTCCGTTCTTCGGAGATTGCCTGTGTCTTCTTTGTGTAATCCTGTTGTCGGGAGTATCCAGATTTGAGTTCGTCTAATGACACTTCGGTGTCTACACCGCCTACCTTGACGTTGTATACCTCTGTATCATCACCTCCCTCTTCCTCTACATTCTCCTCAGGCTCGTAATCGTCGTCATCATCTGACTCCTCTTCGTCTGCCTCTGCCTCATCGTCTTCTGTATCGTCTTCCGTTTCCGGGGTGGACTCCTCATCTTCCTCTAAGGGTTGAGCCTCTTCTTCTGCCGGGGGTGCGGAATCCGCGTCCAGCATGTTAAGGAGAGCCTCGCTCGCTTCTACTATACTACCTGCCTCTGGTGCCGGTCCTTGCGGAGTGTCGGCTTTAGGTTCTGCCATGATTTAATTCCTCAAATGTGTGGTGATTGTTCGTATAGGTTGGCTATCTCACCATCCTCTAGTACGCTTGTGAAATGTGTGTGCACTCTGTCGACTAACTTCAGTGCGATATAGAGTGACTCTCGTCTCTCAATCTCTAGGTCATTTGTTTGCCTCCACTCTTGAGTTAATTGTTTCTTTAGTTCCTCAAACGCCTCTTGATATAAGGGGTCTGACAATATCTGCTGTGCTGCTATCTTTCTATCCAAGCTTGACATGCCTCCCTGTGGTTATCTCAGTCTCAAGTTCAGCGACCTTCATCTTAAGGTCCATCTCGTCCTTACTCACCTGATGCTGGAACTCCTGTTGGTCGAGGGCTAGCTTGCCCTGCTTGATTTGAACCTCTGTCTGAGCGTTCTCCATGTCAGCCTGGTCCTTCTGCTCTTCTGGCGAAGGTCCTGGTGGCTGTTGAGCTTCCACTGGAGTAATGTAGTCATCAACATTCTGCATACCCATAGCCTTCAAGAGGGCTGCCGAGATGTTGTACATGTTCTCGCCGGTAATCATTGGGTCACCGGACATCTTGCCCTGGGTGGCCATCTGTAGCACCTGGTTAAGTTGTCCAATCTGCTGCTCCTTGCTACCACTACCAAGGGCGACACTGACAGTACAGTCCATCTTGTCGCGCCAGGTGGATGGGTCTACCGGCACCCAATGGTTCCTCAACTTGACCACACGCTCTTGGTCCTGGTTGATAATGAGCAGCTGGTATACGCGACGCATAAGCTCCTTAACGCCTGTCTCAGCGAACTGACGGGCTATGAGTTCAACCCTTGCGCCAGCAGCAGTCATGACGGCATTCACCGCAGTGGCTGTTGTATGGCTTGTCAGGGCATCATCTGATAGGCCTTGAGCATACTTCGATACACCTGCTCTTGACTCCCGGATGTTATCAATGTATTCGAGCATCTGGAAGGTGTAGGGTTCTAGCGCTGGTGTGGCTAGCGGCATTACTGCGTTGGGGGATTTAACCCGGACGATGCCACCAGGACGTGCTGTAAGCAGGTCGTCCAGATTAGCCTGTCCTTCTAAGACAGCATATCGTCCGTAGTTCTGGTTATAGATGTTATCGAGGAGGTTACGCATCAGGGTACTCTTAATACGCTGGAGCGGCATCACAAGGTCAGCTACGGACAGGCCGTAGAACTTGTGAGGGATTTTAAGGGGGGTTAACGTGATGAATGGCACATGGTCTACAGGCTCGTTGGCGAGTATCTTATCGCCCACACTGCATACCTGCCTTAGTTCTGCAATACCGTCATCGTCCCAGTCAGTCCTTAGGTAGGACTCATAGAGGAAATACTCGCCTAGCGAGTCCTCTGTAGCGGGGGAATCAAACATGCCAAAGCCAGCCATCCCTCGGTTGTACACCTGGTTAGTGTTCCAGTGTGGGTTATCGGACTCGACATCACCACCCTTTAGGTCTTCGATATCCAAGTCCTCATCCGGGTACATCTCTCGGAGGTCCGACAGGGTTAGCCTAACTCTGTGACAGACAAACCTTGCGTCTTCAATGGATTTGGCTTCTCGGTTGATCAAGAACTCCTCAGGTGGGACGTTCTCAATTTTGATGCGGCCATCTTCTTTTGTGGTCACGGTAGCCAGGTCATATATGGGCTGCTGGTCTTCACCCATGCCCACCTCATCCTGTTCGACTATATCTACGTCTGGGTCCTGCAACATGGCTTCAATCTCCATACCGCTGATACCCTTGTATTCGTTACGTTCTGTCTCTTCCTTGTAGTTCCACCAGACCTTGACTGTGCCATTCTTTTGTAGAAGGGCGTCACGGAACCAAGAGGAAAATATATCCCAGCCGTGGTTGTCTTTGGTGACCACGTAGTTGGTGTAGTCGGTGGCCTGCTCTGCCATCTGTACATCCTCAGGACCGTGGGGTGCAAACTGCACAAGCTCATCACCGGAGGCAAACACACGCATCAAGGATGGCATAATCCACTCGATACTGTCTTGGACTGTCGAGTCTACAAAATTAGAGCGTCCCTCCACCTCGTTACCGAAGGGCTCTGCGTGGTAGTAGCGAATGGCTTCATCACGCTCCGCTTGTACTTCGTCATCAAACCCGATGGCTGAATCAACCTCAGCTTGGATGCGAGCCCGTAGTTCCTCGTCTGTTTTTGGAGCTTCATTTTTCATATTATACCCATCTCATTATATTCAATTGGTTCCTCAAAATTAAAGTTCCATGTGTCATCACTTCCGGCTACACCGAACCTGCGGGACTGGTAGCAGTACCTCATTGCTGACATGCTGTCATCACGTAATGCTACGGTTTTCCCGTCCTTCCTGTGGTACTGCCTATATTCCGACAGAAGGTTTGTAAGGTCTTCGAAAATCTTGAACTTACCAT